ATTCGTCTTCTGGGCGGCCAGGATCGTGGTGCCGGAGCCACCGAAGGGCTCGAAGACGATGTCGCCCGGGTCCGAGTACGCCAGCAAGATGTGCTCGGGCAGGGCCACCGGAAACACCGCCGGATGGTCAATGCCCCGGCCAATCTTGCCCTTGTGGCGCATCACCCGGATCACGCTGTCCGGGATGCGGTAGTCCTGGGTAGGCTGCCCGGCATGGGTCCAGCCACCGACTTCACCATCCTTGCCGCGCATCGCCGTGGAACTGCCATCGGCACGCAGGTGGCTGTCCTGGCCGGCGTGCTTGCACGGCACGATCTTGTTGGGCTTCCTGCTTTGGCGGTTGAAGTGGAAGACGAACTCGAAGCTCGGCGCCAGTCGCCCGGCCCAGTCACCAGGCATCCCCGGCCCCTGGTCCCAGACGTACCAGCCAAAGCGTCGCCAGCCTTGCTGGCGCATCCAACTGATCCAGCCATCCCAGTACGGGATCACCTCGTTGTCGCGATGAATCAGACCGAGGTTCACCAGCACCTGACCATCAGTTGCCATCGGCAGGTTGGCGAAGACGCCGCGCATCAGCGCATCCCAGTCGGCGATGCCCTGGGTGTAGTCGCGCTGCTGACCGTAGGGCGGGCTGGTGAAGCACAGGCTCGCCCGGTCGCCGGCCATCAGCACAGCGACCACGGCCGGGTCGGTTGAGTCGCCGCAGATCAAACGGTGCGCACCCAGTTGCCAGATGTCGCCGGCTCGGCTGATCGGGTTGGTTGGTGCCTGCGGAATGTCCTCGTCGGCGTCTTCGGTAAATCCGCCAATTGGCGGATTTGTTTCGTCGCCCGGATCGGCCTCATCGAGCAGACTGGCCAGCTCGTCGTCGCTGAAACCGGTCAGCGCCAGGTCGAAACCGGCTGCAGACAGCTCGGCGAGTTCGGACGCCAGCAGTTCCTCATCCCAGCCTGCGGCTTGGGCAAGCGCATTGTCTGCGAGGATGTAGGCGCGGCGCTGAGTGGGCGTGAGGTGATCCAGGACAACCACCGGCACGACATCGAGCGCGAGTTTCTGCGCAGCCGCCAGGCGACCATGTCCAGCCAGAATGCCGCCATCACCCGAGACCAGCAGCGGCGCGGTGAAGCCGTACTCGACGATGCTGCTGGCGATCTGTGCCACCTGTGCATCGGAGTGGGTGCGCGCATTCTGGGCGTAGGGCTTGAGCCGGTCCAGCGGCCACAGCTCGATGCGGCTGGCCATGGCAGGGGTGAAGGGAGTCGTCATCGATGACCCTCGACGAAAATGTTGAAGCATTCGTCAGGGGGATCTGACGAAGAAATCAGCGCAGGCGCTGCGTGATTTCGCGGGCGATTACAGGAATCAGCGCATCGAGGTGCTGGCGCAGGGCGTCGCGCACCAAAGCTTCAAGAAGCTCGGGGGGCCGCTGTGCCGACACCGGCTCCTGGACAGAATCGGGGCGCAGGCCCGCTGCGAAGGCTTTGCCGACCACATCGCCCACATCGGCGTAGGTCGGCTCCTTGGGGTTGCACATCGGGTGGGTTTTGATCGGGTGTTTCTTCATCGGGCCAGATCCTCCAGTGCTTCACGAATGGCGACATCCAAGATGTCGGTGACACCGCGCACATCCGGGTCGGCCACCACCAGGGCGACGATCTCGGGCGCAACCTTGCGCGGGATTTGCTGCATCCGATCCCGCAGCTGGCGGGCCAGCTGGAAATACTTGATGTCGACCTCGTCCTTGCTGATCAGCTTGCCGGTGCGCTCTTCGAATTCGAGCTTGGCCAGGCGGGCCGAGTAGGTTTCGCGCACTGCCCGGGCCTTGTGGTAATCGACACCTCGGGCATCGTCGCTGGCCTGGGGCATCGGCGGCGGTGCAGCGGGTTGGGACACCGGTGGTGGTCGGGCGGTGGTCACCCTCGGGGTGGTCGGCTGGGCGGTTCGCGTGTGCCGATCCCATTGGGCATCGGCCTTGATTGGATCGATGCTTCCATCGGGTTCGGGATGGATGCGGCCACTGGCTATCGCCTTCTGGACGGCGGACAGCGCCACGCCGCGATGCCGGGCGTAGGCGCGCAAGCTCATGCTCATGGGTGTCTCCAACTGGTCGATGGCAGCCCGGGTGACCACCGACCACCTGACCACCTATTTTTTGAGTCTGACGCTAGGCAAGCGTCGCGCTGCGCGCGGCCCCCGCTTCAGAAATGGCCCGGGAGGACCCACGGCGCGCTCCCTCAGCGAGCCCCGGCGTCAAACGCACCTCATCCCATATCCAGACCTACCCAAGGCAGTCCAAATTTCACGGCTCGCTCTGTCGAGGGGTTTGAGCACAATCATTCGTCGGCTGTTTTGCGGATTTCTTGGTGTAGGGGCGGTAGCCCCAGAGCGGACAGATCTGCACCGTGCAGTGCTCCACCTCTTTACGGTCGTAGTGGCAGCAGGTCAGACACATGGCTTTGATGGCCTGGCGCGGTGAGGCACTGACCTCGAAGGCGCGCTGCACGAGGCTGCGTGACAGCACGGGCGCTGCGGCGATGTACTCGGTTTGCTTGGCGGTCAGATTCGTCGTCATGCGGTGGCTCCTTGGGTTGGGGTTGTCAAGCGCTCGTCAGCGCTTCCCGCAGCGCCCGCTCCATCTGCCGTTGGTACTCCCGCAGAGCCACGCTTCGCACGGTGTCGGCCATGCCAAAGCGCGGTTCGACCTTCTGCTGCCGACGCAGCAGGTACAAGGCCAGGATGCGCTTCTCGTCACGACGCTCGAACACGGCACCGGCACGGTAGAACACGTTCTTCTTCGCCATCACCTGGCCCGGCCACTGGCTCTTGGGGATGACGCGGGTCTGGGCGGTCTGTGCCATCGGCCCGACCGGAATCGCCAGCTTGCCGGTCTTGGTGCCGCCGGTTTCCTGCAGCGCCATGAACCGATCCCGCGACCAGACCTCGGCCATCAGCGTGCGAGGCTTGGCAGGCGTCACGCCAATGCCTCGGCTGATCCATGGGCGGCGCAGGTTGAAGCGCTCGGGCAGACCATCACGCACCGCATCGCGGGCGTCGAACGCCGTGCGGGTCAGGGCCTTGGCGACGGCATCCGGGATGCGCTTGGCGGCAACGTCCGACAGGTACTCAGTCGCCTTGGCCACATCGGCGGTGACATCAAGTTTCAGCATCAGCAGGCTTCCGGCGACGTGGGGCAGGTGCTTCAACGTGGGCAGCAGGCTCGGCAGCGATGCCTGCCTTGCGATCCAGGATCTGTTCAGCCGTGGCTGCGTCGACCTCGACCGTCAGGCCTGGAACGAACGAGCGCACGCCACCGTCGCCGGCGAGAACCACCGGGCGGGTGATGAGGAGTTTCATGGGGGAGTCTCCAGCGCTGGGCAGATAGGCGAACGCCCAGCCCAGAAACGACAACGCCCACCGGAACGAATCGGGTGGGCGCAGTTATCAGCAGTACGGGATTACTGTACCTTGTGTCCGGACGGGATTCAATCAGGTTTCGGAAAACCCGCTGAAATTTTTTTGCCGTCCAAACATGACGAAGCCACCCGAAGGTGGCCCGTCGCCCCAAGAGCATCCGGCCTTACCGGACGGTCATGGGGTGAGTTGTGGCGGCAGTTTATCCGGCCAAGGGCAGCTATGCCATTACGACACTGGTGTGGACTTCCACTTTCAGCGCGCGCTTGATGGCAGCGAAGATCGCCGAGATATTGCTCATGGTCGGATTGCCCGAAGCTGACAGCATCCGGTGCAGGCTCTTGGCCGGCTTGTGGATTTCTTCGGCCAGCGACTCGAACCCGACCGTCGCGTTAACTAGGTCGCGTAGGATCAGTTTGGCCGTGTCGGGCTCGCCATCGATGAACAGGGTGATCGCCTCGTCGAGCAGCGCCTGGGCAAAAGCCGGATCGCTCTGCACACGGGCAGCCACGGTTTCTTTGAAATCACGGGTCAGTGCCATGGTTTACGCTCCTTTTTTCGTTTGTGCCTTGCGGCGTTTGTAGTCTTCCCACAAAGCCACCGCCTCATCGATGTCCTTTTGCTGGCCCTTCTTTGTGCCACCACCGATCAGGATGATGATCTTCAGACCGTCCTTGGCCAGGTAGATGCGGTAACCCGGCCCCCAGTCGATCTTGTACTCGCCAATGCCCCGGAACCACTCCACATTCGACAGATTGCCCTGTTCCATCCGGGCAGCGGCCACACTGACCTTGGCAGCAGCCATCGTGTCGAGTTTGGCAAACCACGCTGCGTAGGGGCTGCTTCCATCGGGCAGGAGCAGTTCTTTGACTTGGTAGCTCATTGACAAAATGGTAACACATACGTTCCCATTGACGCCACTTGGATCGAGAAAAAGGCTGCCCACTTGCCAGCGAGCAGGCAGCCAACCCGGATCATGGTGAGATCACGCTCCAGTGCGCCGTGCGATGCGTCCGTGGCCCTGAGCGCTCATACCCGTAGTACCGGGCGAGCACCCCAAGTGCCGCGACCAGGATGCCCTTGGCCTCGTTTTTCTCGACACGCTTGCCATTCCAGCCATCGCGCAAAGCCCAATCGCGGATCGACATCTGCAGCCCCGCCACGTACCAGAGCGCCGATCCCGCCGGAGAGCCACTGCCGCCCACCGCCTCCAGCGCATCCCGAACAGCCCGGGCAGCACCAGCGTTCTTCTCGACCATCATCTGGCCGGGTGCGGTACCACCCGGCAGTCCATCGAGCTTGGGACTGGCGACACCGCTGCCGAACGCCCGAGCAAAGTCCTGCGAGAACTGTTGCCCCGCGTCGTGCATGGCACCGGTGATGCTGCCGTTTCGGAGCATCAGCGCCAGCGTGTCCACGGTGCGGTAGTGGTCGACGGGCTTGCGGTCATCGTCCTCCTCACGGACATAGCGGATCACGCTGCCATCAGGCCGGATGTGCTCCTCGCCGATGTGCGGCTTCTTCTCGGCCTTGGCTCGGGCGCGTTGCGTCTTCTTGGTCATGGCCGTGCCTCCCCAAGTTGCCCGAGGGTGGCCAGCGCACCATCGCGGTCACGTTGCACGGTGATCGACTTGGCCGTGGTCGCCACCACCGTCCAGGTCTCGCCATCACCCCGGTCGATGACTTCGCCTTCGCGCCAGGGGCGGCTGTGCTTCGTCGAGGTAGTTCGGGCACCGTAGAGCTTGGTGGCGATACCGGACAGGAACGCCCGGTCCCACTCATCAAAGATGTCCTCCAGCGGCACGACCACGATGCCTTGCTTGTGCCAGGCCGCCGCACGCATCGCGCGCAGTTCGTCGCTGCTGGCGGGTGACGCTGGCGCTAGGCGCCCGAGGGCGCAGGGGATGGAAACAGAGGTGGGGTTCATTCGGATGCTCCTTCGGGATACGGGGTGGCGGTTGGGTGCTGGGCTTGGACGGGTGCCTTGGTATGCCCGCCTTCCCAGTGCTGCTGTTCGTCGACGAGATAGCCGGCCTGGTGGGCGATGCGGCGCACGAAGTCCGGGTTCAGCCCGACCCAGTCGCACCACCGCTCCAGGTCAGGGCCGAGCACGAAGCGCCGGGCTTCGCGCCTGACGCCCTTGCCCAAGGACAGGCAGTCGACGATGGCGACGCTGATGACCGCGACCAACAGACGCGACTCGGGACAGTTCACAGCGGTGTGGCGGTTGAGGACTTTTTCCAGGACGCGCTGGCCGACCAGCGGTTTCGGCGGACGCCAGCGCTCGGTGCTGATGCAGCTGGGGTTCATCGCGCACCTCCCTGAGCAAACGCCCAATCGAGCAGTGCCAGAGCGTCGGCTTCGTTGTCATCGGTGGGCGCAAAGCCACGACGGCGCATCGCCGCCATCACCGCATCCTTGGGCGCATTGCCCTTGCCGGTGGCGTGCGTCTTGATCGTGGCGCTGTGCACCGCCGCGTGTTCGATGCCGTGCTCGGCACACCAGGCCTGCACGGTGGCCACGCACCCCACGGCGTACTCGGTGGCGGCGCCTCCCCGGTGATGTGCCTGCTCGTAGAAGACGGCGGCCAGATCGGGATAGGCGGCGCGCACGCGCTGCAGGTGAGCGCGCAGGTGCAGGTAGCGCATTCCCGGCGATTCGCCCCGGCGTGGGGCGATATCCCAGACGCCGGAGCACACCTGGCCTGCGCACACCTCTCCCGCTTTACCAATGGCCCAGCCGCAGCGTGAGCCCATATCGAGTGCCAGCGTTCTCATCGCACATGCCTCCAGGTCTTGGCGCGCGCGATCAGGCTCACCGTCGAATCGGAAACGCCATAGGTCTGTGCGAGGGCGCACTGCCGGATACCGACGGCCAGGGCCTGGCGGATCAGCACCACCTGGGCTTCCGTGAGCTTGGCGTTGCCGATCTGCGAGCCGCGCAGCCGCGTGCCGTGCAGGTCCTTGTGGCGCTCGTTCTCGCTGTGCAGCAGCCAGGCGAGATTGCTGACGTGGTTGTTCAGGCGCTGGCCATCCAGATGCGCCACCTCGTGCAGCGGCGAAGGCTTGAGGCCCAGAAAGGCCAGCGCAACGAGTTGATGCACCCCGAAGCGCCGGCGCTTGCCCCCTTGGTACAGGAGGATCTGGGCATAGCCGTTGGGGCGAACGAAGGGCACCAGGACCCGGTGGGCGCGGCGGCAGCGAAAGCCCTGGCAGCGGCGCACGACGCCATCGCCCGAGACTTCGTAGGCGGGGTAGCCGGGCACTGTCCGCCAGAGGGTGGCGCTGACCGTGTGGCGCAGCACGCCGGCGGCGGCCGAGACCTGGGGTGGTGAGACGCAATGCTTGGGTTGCCGGGCACGCTGCCCCAGCCCCGAGTGTGGGGCGACAGTTGAGGTGATCACAATCGATCCTCCAAGGAACGCGTTAGCGACCTGGAGGAGCGCGATCACGGACCGGGTCAGGGTCGGTGCTGCTCCCTCATGTCCGACAGGGATGAGGTACGGGTACGTGCTGTGACGGGTCAGCCCACAGCGGCTGCGCAACCCGGGGCAGATTGCGCCGCAGGTGCTTGTTTCACTTCCCCCCTTATTTCAAAGCCACATGCCCTGTGTAGAGATACACACACAGACCCCCTGTAGACACGGAGAACACCGTAGACAGACAGAGAGATATAGAGAATGAATAAATAAATAATGAAATATCTACTCTCTTGGCGAGGGGCATCTAGGGAAGAAAGAAGTTTGTATTGAAGAATGGTGTGCGCGGCGTCCTCCCCTACAGAACCTTGATCCACTGGGCCGGTCGCCCCTTGCTTTGCAGCATCACCGTCTCGATCAGCCCGGCCTCGGCCAGGGTACGCAACACCCCTTCGCGCTGGCGGTGGTCCATGAACTGGGTGCGGCGGGTGAACTCGCTCCTGGACATGCCGGCCTGTCCGGCGTCGCGCAGGATCTGCATCGCCCGCTTGTGCTGCGACTCGACCTGGTTCTCCGACACCCGCGCCGTGGCTTCCCGAATGGTCAGCTCCGCACAATGGCGCGAGAGCATGATTCCCCAACCCGCGTCATCCTCCTCGATCCGGGGATCAACCGAATCGCGCGACACGGCCCGGATCAGCGCCAACTTGGTGGCGTTCTCCTCAATGCGTGCCAGGATCGACGAGTAACCGCTGCCGCGCGAGGTTCGCAGCTGCCCGACCAACTCTTGATCGAGCTGCCGAAACGCAGCGCGCGCCTGCGGCGTCATCGACACCACACGCGGCTCGACCAGCACCTCATCGACGGCGCCAATGTTGGTCAGGTTGCCACTGAGCCTGCCACCGCCTTCGTGGATCAGAATCAATCGGTCAATCAGCGACTTCGGTGGGTCAATCACCCCAAACACCTCGTTGCTGTCGGGGAAGTCGTCCTCGCTCTCCATGATCAGAAAGCGCGCCAGCGACCCGTCCGCGACGTTGGCCGCCTGCAGCGCCTGCCAGAAGTGCAGCGGCGTGGTCGTGCCGTAAATGCAGGCACAGGGCTGGTGGATCGCCCGGTGCGCATCGTTGTGCTGGGTGCTGGCGTACTCGACGCCGAAGTATGTCGTCCCCGAGGTGGTGTAGAGCTCGGTCATCAGGTCGAGCACCTCGCAGACATAGCGCGGCGAGCGTTTGCGGTCGGCCGCCGCCGAGAGAAACATCCCGAACTCATCCAGCTGAAACAGGATGGCTGGCTGGCGCTGGATGGCGGTCAAGAGCCCCGAGCCTGAGGCGATCTTGTTGCCACCCAGGTACTGCAGTAGGTTGGCGCGGCGAAACAGTTCGTTGATCACCACCCGGCTGTGGTTCTTGCCGGCACCGCTCTCGGCAATGCCCACCACATACAGGTTCGAGCGGATGTTGCTCTCGGTGCGGTACTTGCGCCCCATCAGCGCCCCGACCGCACACAGGCTGGCCCCCAGCGCGAGCACGGGCTGTGGGCGTTTGGCCGTTGCCGCCATCAGGGCCATCATGTCGCCAATCACGCCCCCTACCTGCTCCCAGCCCAAGGGCAAGGGCTTCGGAGGCGGCAGCACATTCCCTGCATTCGCGGCAGATGCTGATCCCGTGGGTGCCGGTGACTGCAGGGCCTCCAGCAAGGCTCGGGCCGGATGCACACCCTCTGCGACGATCTCGCCGTTGAGCTGCAGATCGGCCGCCGGATGCCAGCCGTTGTCCAGCGCCAGCTTGTAGAGCGTGCCGGCGCCGATGCGCTGCGGCGCAAAGCTGCGCCAGGCCTGGGCGGTGGTCTTGGGCTCGAACTTCTGCGATCTCGCCGACCAGCGCTCAAACAGCGGCCAGCCGGCATCGCCGAGCGCCCCCTTGATCGCCATGCCGATGCGCACCCAGCTGTCGTAGTCGAGATCGGCATTGACGATGTAGGTGAGCGCATCCTCGACCGCCGCGAAGGTGCCACGTTGCTCGGGCAGGTTGGCGCACTCGCCCACCGCCTGCCGGCCCACGCTCAGACTCTTGGGGCGAAGGTTGGCCGGGATCAGCAAATACGCTTCCTGGGCAAACTCCCGAGCCTGCGCCTCGGTGATCGCCGGCAGATCGCTCAGGTTCAGATCGGCCAAACTCTCCACCGGCCAGTCGTAGGCCTGCCCAGTATCTGGGTGGATGCCGTAGGCGATGAACTGCTGGCCCAGGCCCAGCACTTCGATGGGCGGGTACTTGAAACCGGCAAAGGGCTGGGCGGCGCGATAGACCAGCAAGCGTTTCGGCGCGCGGCCAATGCGCACCGCCGGTGTGTCGCCCAAGAGCCGCTTGGCCAGGCCTTCGATCTTGGCTGCAATCTCGCCGTCGAGCACATCGATGTCGATGCCGATCACGCAGCCAGCGGCAATGCCGATGCCCGACTCGGGCCAGTCACCCCAGATGTCGACCTCGTTCTCGGTGGTGGCGCGCTCGCAGTGGCGGCTCCACTTGGGATAGTCGTGCCAGGCGCCCTGGCGATACATGCCCGGTTTTTTGCTGCGCGGCTGGATGGGCAGGATCGGGAAGCCCCGGTCCACCAGGGTGCCCCCCAGCTGCGCCATGTAATTCGGTGTCGTCATGGTGGGCTCCTCAGAACGGCGGATCGTCGGCATAGGCCTCGCGCAGGTGATCCTGGAAGGCGGTGACGATCACCTCGACCAGCGTGTCCCACTCCTGGGCAGTGAAGCGCGCCAGATCGGTCTTCCCGAGCGACTCGACATAGGCGCCGCCCTCGGCACCGGCAGCGGCCAGTGCATTCAGTTCATGTGTGTTGGGATCAATCATTCCCTTCAACCTCGCAGCAAGGTCCAGGCAGCGCATCGAGCACAGCTTCACGGTGGGTGCCTGGACACGGATCAGACGGGGCGCAAAACCGAACCCTCGGGCTTCGCGCCGGCAAATGGCACAGATCACGGAAAGCGCACTCCGACGACTTCGGTGTAGCGGCCCTGCGCACGCACCGCGATCTGCGACGGGCACTGGAGTTGGTCCGCATGCTGCAAGGCCTCATCGACCTTGCCCGGCACCGGCAGACCCGGTGCGCGGCGCGTCCACCAGGCCACCGCCTTCTGTCTTGCATAACCCGGATGCTCCAGACACACCCACTCGCTGTGGTGGGTGAGCCCACTCCAGTAATCCACCCGCAAGGACGGCGGCTTGCCGGGTTTGTCGTGCCGCGCGTAGCTCACCCGGCTGACCTCGATCCACTGGGGTTTGGGATTACTCACCACCTCCAGCGTGCTGGCCTTGGCTTCGAGCTTGGGCGCCGGGGGAGGAAACACATGGCCGCAGTCCGGGCAGGTACGCACCGACGCATGCACGATGCTGTGGCAGGCCGGGCAGTCCTTCACCGGCGCTGCCCCCTCCCCCTTGCCCGGGCGCTTGGGGCGGATGGCATCGATGGGGCCATGGCGGGCGATGTTGCCGGCAAAATCCAGCACCAGACAGTTCGTTTTGCCTGGGGCCAGGCGACAGCCACGGCCGACGATCTGCACATACAAGCCCGCCGACTGGGTCGGGCGCAGCATGGCGATCAGATCGACGCCGGGCGCGTTGAAGCCGGTGGTCAGCACATTGGCGTTGGTCAGGCACCGGATCTGCCCAGCCTTGAAGGCCTGGATCAGCGCTTCGCGCTCATCGCTGGGCGTGTCGCCGACGATGGTGGCGCAGGCGATGCCTTTGGCACGCAAAGCATCGCGCACATGGAAGGCGTGATCGACGCCAGCGCAGAACACCAGCCAGCTCTTGCGGTCATGCCCGTAGGCCAGAATCTCTTCGACTGCCGACGCAGTGATCGCATCCTGGTCGATGGCGGCTTCAAGCTCCTTGGCAATGAACTCACCCGCACGGGTGCCCACCCCACTGACATCGAGTTGGGTCGCCATGCGCTTGGAGACCAGCGGTGCCAAGTAGCCAGCGTCGATCAACTCGCGCACCGAGACCTCGAAGGCGATGTCGGTGAAGATCGCATCCTTACCCTCGTGCAGGCGGCCGGAGTCCAGCCGGAACGGCGTGGCAGTGAAGCCAATCACCTTCAAGAGCGGGTTCTGGCGCTTCAAACCATCCAGAAAGCGCCGGTACATGGTGTTGGAGGCACGCGGGATCAGGTGCGCCTCGTCGATCAGCACCAGGTCGCAGTGGCCCACTTCCCGCACCTTGCGGTGGATGGACTGGATGCCGGCAAAGAGGATGCGAGCGGCAATGTCGCGCTGCTTCAGGCCCGCCGAGTAGATGCCAGCCGGGGCCTCGGGCCACAGGCGCTTCAACTCGGCGTGGTTCTGCTCGATGAGCTCGCGGACATGGGTCACGATCAGGATGCGCTGATCGGGCCAGGCCTTGAGCACGCCTTCGACGAAGCTCGCCATGACCAAGGATTTGCCCCCAGCGGTAGGGATGACAATACAAATGTCACCCTTGGCGCGCTCGTAGTAGTCGTAGATCGCCTGGATGGCAGCCGATTGGTAGTTACGCAGGGTCAGTTGCATGACGCGCCCTCCACGACCGAGCCAGCGCTGCCCACCTTGTCGAAGCCCGTATCGCGCCAGCGCAGGCCCTCGCCAAACAGGTACTCCACCCAGCCGTCACCCGCATCGATCTGCTCGCCCGGCACCAGCGCCGGCAGATACAGATGCTGCGCACAACCCGCACGCTGGTCCGCCTCGCTCAAGGGGCGCTGGTGCAAGGTGCAGTGCCAGCCGCCGTCGACCGGCGTGGAATGCAGGCAGGTGCGGCAGTTGACCTCAGCTGCGGCCTGCCCATGGCACACCGGCGCGTGGTCGCACAGCCGGCACTGGTACCAGGCCGGATCAAAGCTGATGCGCTCTGGCGGCAGCATGGCAAAGATCACCCGCTGCGCTTTGTCCAGCAGCCCCTGGGCGTAAGCTACGTCGTGCTCGATGCGCTCGACGTAGAGCTCGTCGGTGTCCTTGCACACCGCCAGGTACATCGCCCGGGTCAGACCGGTCAGGTGCATGTAGGTCTGCATCTGGGCAAAGTGCTGCGGTTTGGAGCCGCGCACGCCCTTGGCAGCCAGGTCGTTGAAGCTCTTGGCCGAATGCGTCTTGAACTCCAGCACATGCCAGGTCTTGGGTGCTTCCGGCAGACCCAGCGCAATGCCATCGAGCGAGCCGCCGAAGTGGCCACCGTGGGCTTGCACACGGATCTGGCGCCCGGTTTCGGGATCGACCTCCAGCACCGTGGCACCGATGCTGCGCAGGTTCCGCACCAACCGGGTTTCTTCCAGTTGGCCGGTCTCAAACAGGCGCAAGAGGCGCCCGGGATGGCGGTGCACCGTGGTCCAGCGAAAGTCGAACCACAGGGCGCGCTCGCAGTCCTTGCCGATCAAGGAGGCCCCGAGGTGGGCACGAAAGCCGCTGCTGGCCTGCGCTTCGTAGGCCGCGAAGATCGCGTCGCGGGTGGGGCTGCTCAGGGTGGGCAGTTCAGCCATGGCTCACCTCCTGGTGGTCGTGCAGCAGACGGGCACGCGCGAGCAGCGCATTCCAGCGTGCGTCATCACACTCGGCGCGCATGGCCTCGATCAGGGCGTCCTTGAAACGCTCGCGGGGTGATTTAGCTTTGGGGGTCAGTTCGATCAGGCGGGCCGACAGCCGCGCGGCCTCCTCCTTTTTGAGGCGCAGCGCGGTCTTGGCGCGGTGGAACCATTCGGCGTCGAGCGCCTGTTTGTGGGCCTGGCGGCGCAGGTCGGTGGTGGCAATCTGCACGCGGATCGCGGCGATCTCGCTGTGCAGGGTGGCCAGCCGTGCCCGGCACCCTTCGGGGGTGTCGGGCAGCGCTGCCGTGGCCGATGGGGAATGCAGTTCGGTCATGGCAGTCGTCTCCTCAAGGCTGGCGCTGCCAGGGCAAGCCACCGGCGGCCGGTGCAGCGGGAGCGGCAGGCCGAGCCGGTTGCGGCGTCGCAGTGGTAGCCGGGGCCGACGCGGGTGCAGCATAGCCAGCCGGGGTACGGGTGGCCGGTGTCGGTGCCGCCGCCGCATTCCTCGGCAGGTAGCGGATTGAGTTCGACTCGCCGTACTGGCCCTTGGGCGGGCGCACCCGCACATCGGCGATCAGCGGAATTAGGTGCAGCTGCTCGGAGTCCTTGACCTGCATCTGGCCGGTGGCGCGGCAGATGGACGACAGGGTGCGGGTGGCGATGTCCACGGTGTCGGGGTTGTCGTTGACCAGGTTCAGGCGGTCAAAGAGCTTGCGACCAGCGAACGGGCCTTCGAGGATGTCGAGTTCCAGGAACAGGTACTGACCGCGACCGTCCTTGGTCGGGCGCATCTCGCTGGAAACGATCTGCGCGAGGTACTTGCCGGCAGGAAAGACATCGAAGTTGCTGGGTTCAACCGAGTTGGCATCGAAGGTTTGCGCAAAAATGGCCATGGTTTGTTCTCCTTGATTCAGGCGGTAGTTGCGTGTGCGGCGACCGGGGCGGTCATGAGCAGGGGCTGGATGGCTTCGGGCATGGCCTGGGCAAAGGCCTGCCAGTCCAGCGGCAAGGTGTCGGGCAGGCCGTAGCGGTTCTTGGCCAGAAACGCCGGGCGCTCGGTGGTGTGGATCACCCGCTCGCCGGAGCCGACTGCGCGGCTGACCTTCTTGTTGAAGCCCACGTCGGCCTTGACGGTGCTGATGCGGTAGTTGGCAAACAGCACGATGTCCGAGTGCTCCTGCACCAGGGCGGCGGCGCGGGCGTGCAACTTGATCGTGTAGCGGTCGTAGGGGTCGTGCTCGGGGCTGTCGAAGCGCTTGATGTCGGTGTGGGCGATCTGGATCACCGTCATGCCCTTGTCGTCGCGCAGGGCGTTCAGGCCATCGATGTACTGGCGCCACAGGTTCAGCGCCGCAACGTAGCCCTTGCCGTAGCCGGCATCCTCGATGGAGGCCCAGCCGTTGTCGCGGCAGGCCTTGGCCCAGATCAGCGCTTCGAGCCAGTCGACGCTGTCGATCACGCAGGTCTTGAAGTCATGCGGCTCGGTGTAGAGCGCGGCGAGTGCGCCGATCACGTCCTCGAACGTGGCCGCCAGCGGAAAGTGGGGGCAGGCAAGCGTGCCGAGCCCGTCCTCGGTCTGAACGAACACCGGGCTGGGGGCCTGGGCGGCGAAGGTGGTTTTGCCAATACCGTGGACCCCGTAGACGGTCATGATCGGCGGCTTGGGGTGCGCAGCGCGCACGAGTTGATTGAGCGAGATGGCCATTACTGGGCTCCTTGGGATGAATGAACTTGGGGGATGGGCGTGGTGACAGACAGGCGCTCGATGGCGGCAAACAGCGGCTCGTCGCCGGCACAGCCCGCAGCGACGGCGCTGCGATACAACTCACCCAGCAGCTGCATCTCCTGGATTTCCAGCAACAGAGCGTTCTTGCGGGTTTGAAGGTGAGCCTGCAGTTCGTCGCGTGTGACCAGATCGATGCGCTTGAACAGCTCGTTGCCGTAGTGGTCGTCGGCACTGCCCTCCGGTGCCGGCAGTTCGATGGCCTTCGGCAGGCGGGTGCGCAACTGGCTCCAGCGCAGCGGGATGGGCTCAGCAAGCAGGGTGTAGAGGCGTTCCATCACTTGCCCTCCCCAACGATTGCCAGGCGGAAGGCCGGCTTGGCGGGTTTGAGGGTGCGGGCGGCCTCGAAGGGGCGACGCAGGGTTTCGGGCCAGGCAGCAAACTTGCGCTCCGAGACCGAGTACTTCACGTCGATGTATTCGGCCGGGTCGTCGCCGTTGCTGGCGATGCGCTGCGCGATGGCGGCCAGTTCCTGCTGATCCCAGGCGACCGACTTCTTGATCTCGACCGTGATGGCCAGATCGCCGTCAGTCAGATGCGTGGTGCCGGTGTCCTTGCCGGCGTCGAGCAGTTGCGCACGGGCGGCATCGCCGTAAAGGTCATCGAGTGCGGCGGTCAGCTGCTCACGGGCGTGGCCAATGCCACGATCTATTTCGGCGAGCAGGACGGAGAGTTCCTGCAGCGCCGGCTTGGGCAGCGCCTTGATGCGCTCTCGGGTCAGGTCTTCGAGTTGGAGGGGAAGACTGCCGATGTCGAGGACGGGGGCAGTCGGTTGTAGGGTGGCCGCGAGGGCCGGATTCAGCGATGTGCTGGTCATGGAAATGCTCCTTAAAAAAGTGGCCTGAATTCGGTTGCGGACTCGCCGCCGCCGACAGGTGCATTTCCTCAAGGCGCATTACACAGAGCGCTACACGCATTACACAGACCCATTACACAAACGCGTTTCGTGCCTGCAGAATGCAAAAAACCCGGTCTGGGATCGCCAGCCGGGTTCTTGTGTGTGGAGGATTTTTGATGCGCTATTTCAGCCAGTGCGCATCCTCATCGCTGATCTTGAGGGCATAGCGCTCCTCGTCATCGTCGTAGTGGATGAAGCCGTGGTAGACCTCGGGGATGCGCTGAAAGGTCTTGCTGGGCGAGAACTTCTCGTCCTTGGAGCCCGTTGCCGCCCGCAATGCATCGCGCCCCAATTCGTGATCGCGGCTGTCGATCAGCGCCACCAGGATGGCCTTTTGCTGGCGAGTCAGTCTGATCGCCTGACCTTGCCAATACACAAGCCCTTCGCTGGCTGTGTAACGCAGTGTATTGGTGTGCGATCGCTCCTCCACTGTCACGACCTGGGCACCGCCCGTCTTGAGGCGGTTGTCGAAGAACTCGAAGGTGCTTTGGCCCAATCGCCCCACTGTGTGCAGTGACCTGACCTGAGCCCCGGCCAGTGGCGAGAAGGCAGGCAGCGGCGTCTCGCTGGTAGTCAGGATCATGGCATCTTGCAGTACGCCCTCGCCCTGGAGGTGCTCACGCAAGGCTTGGGCGACAGCAAGCTCGTGCAAGGTGCGAGCAAAGTACCAGGTATGCAGTTGGCCGGGGCGAGGCTGTGTAGTACCCAGCCGCCAGACCACACCCGGCTGGATGACACGCACGCCCTGCGGCATCAGCCCCAGGCCAATCACCAGGTGCGTAATCAGCTGCTCGGCTGCAGGTTGGTAGGTTTTGCGGATGTAGGCCGGTGCCACAACGGGTCCGCACTCCGGACACATCTGCAACACTTGGTCGTCACCCAAGGTAGTGGACTTGGGCGGATCATCGACCACGCGTGCCAGTTCGATCCAGCAGTCATAGCAGGTCGCCGACGGCAGATCACCGGTGAACCGGAGCAGCCGTTCCCTGAACAGGGAGTGCGCAGCCGGTGCCCAAGGCCCTTCAAACAGGGCTTTGCCATTGATGCGCGTGTCTGCTTGATCCAGCAACCGGCACATCAGCGCCGTCGCTTCTATCTGGGCTGTGCTCATGCCATCAGTACCCCTCGTCGGCCTCGGGTTCCGGGGCCGGTGTCGGTGCGGGCTCATCGCCATCGACGACGTTCAAGGCGCGCAGGACCGCCTGAGCCATGGGCTGATGCTTGGCCGACAGGTTTTTGATGGTGGACGAACCCGATGAGTAGACGTTGAAGCTGAAATGACCTCGGCGGGTTTTTTCGGTGGGATAGACCATCAGCGTCGCACCGTCGAGGTTGTACTCGGCCTCGAAGGCGTGGCTGACCTTCAGGCGGGTGCGGGCGAGTGCCAAGGCGTCGGGATCGGATTCGGCCTCCGACGCTTCAAAGTGAATGATCTCGCCGCTGCTGTTCATCGGCGTGAACTGGGCACGGCGCAGGCGCACCTTGCGAATGCTGTAGTGGCTCCAGTCCTCGAAGGGGTCCAGTCCATCGCGCAGTGCGTTGAGGCGGTAGCGCTTGGGCTCGATTTCTTCGGGCTTGATCTCGTGGCCGACCAAGTGTTTGCCAAAGAGCTGCAGCACCGCCTTGTGGTTTTTGGCGCCACCCTTGACGATGGTTTCGACGAACCCGGTCTGCGGGTCATAGAGCAGTGCCGTTTCCAGCGCGATGCGGGTGGTGATGCGGCTGAAATGGTTCTGGCTGAAATGAGCCAGGGCGGTCACCGGACCTTCGATGTAGAGGGTGATCTGGATGTTCTGCTCGCGCTGGCTGACCTCGATGTGCGTGGATTTACCGGCACCAGCCTTCTTGTAAATGTCGGCCACCGCGTGGCTGAAGCCCTCCAGCGCTGCGCGATCCGCCGAGGGATCAAGCCCGGCTTCGATCCGGTGTTTCTTCCAGTATTTGCCGTGGGTTTTGGCCAGGAAGGACAGGTGCAGTTCGGTCTGGCGGAAGGCCTCATTGCGGAACGAGAACATCCACATCGCCTTCTCACGGTCGTCGCGGTCGGCAAAGGCAGCCAGCACCTCCTCATCGTCGGCGCACTTGAGCAGGAATTCCTCGACCGCCAGCGAGTTGGCCATCAGGTGGCAGCGGCGCAGATCGTCGTACCAGTAGCCCAGGGCATCAGCGGTGGCCTTGCGCGCCTCGAGGGGCATCTCGCGCGTCGGGAGCTCCGTGGCCAGCGCCTCGACGGCCTGACTTACCATGGCCGGCAGCGTCGCCTCTTCCAGCGTCCAGTCCAGCGTCAGATACGGACCCAGGACGTGCGCTTCGGTGAACTCGCGCAAGGTCGGCATGCCGATGTGGCGCAGGAAATGGGGTGGATTGAAGACGCTCATGGGCAACTCCGTATCAAACCTGAAATCGACGTTGCGCGCCAAGACGAGGTAGCCGCCCCGCGCTCGCCGGTCCTCCATCCCGCAGTGCCCCGGCACCTTGATTGACGACCTCGACACGTGACTTCACTGAGCTTGTGCCGGGAAGGTTCAGCTGACGGATTGCAGCTACTCTATCACTGTTCTTTTGTACAGCCTATTACGAAATGGAATGTAGGAGAGGCCGATTATCTCGTGCTGGAATGACCGCGTCTGCTGTTGATCCGCTGGTCCCAAGTGGTCGATGCCCGCCTGTCAGAACCCATCGCTGGTCAGACCGTCCAGTGCTGATGAGCACAAGATGACGGTGTATGCTTTTCCCATGAGACCCGGGCGCAGGCCTGGTTCGCGCGCGAGCCGGCCGAGATGCCTATCACCGAGATGACCAAGGTGGCCGGCAACTATGGCTACACGCTGACCTTGCTGGTGATGCCGGAGGCGGAGAGGCGGTGGCGGCGGCGAGACCAGGACGAGGAGCCGGTGGAGGATAGCTATGATCGTTTCATCTCCCGAGGGCAGAAGCCGTATTGATTCACCCCTGCCCAAACCGATCCGCCAACCACGGCTGCCGATCTCTCTTGGCGTCCCACCAGACCTTCCACCAGGG